CGCTACACGCCGGAACAAATGCAAGCGATCCGCCGGGCTCTGCATGAGTACGGCAATCTGGCTCGCGCTGCCCATGCTGCGGGGGTAAGCCTGACTCGCCTTCGCGCCAGCATCAGTCGAAATGAAGACTTTGCGGCCGAGGTCTCTGACGCCATGGAGACTCATGCCGCGAATCTCTACGCCGTGGCATTGGAACGCGCCACGGAAGGAAAGTCCGACATGCTACTGGCCAAGCTGCTTGAAGCCAAGGTAGAGGGCTTTGCCAAAGAGACTCGCGTCAAACCTGACACGGGCCGGCCAACCGCATTGCGTCTCAGGACTTTCGATGCTACCGGCGAAGAAAACAAACCGGACGACGTGGAGATCAAACCTCAACGTCCCCTCATGATCACGATGCAAAGATCCTTGTAACATGCCTATCCCAATCGACGCCCCGATACCCGTCAGGCACTACATCCTGGACGCCGAGCCGACACGCCCTTTCAAGGGTTGTGACTGCGGCGCCCAGCCGCACAACAAAACACTGCGCTTCATCAAAGCGAATCGACACCTCTTTTCATTCTGGCCACTGCCGGCCAAACCACCGGAGAACTCCAATGTTGCAAAAACTGTATGACTACCTCTACGAAGACAAGAAGCTTTACAAAGCAAATATGTGCGACAGCTGGGCGCATGCTCTACTTCGCCCTCTTGGCCGTGCTTTCGCTTTGCTGGCTGGTACCTGCCCTTGCTGCGCAGGGGTTCGGCTGGTTGCTGTTGCAGCTTTGGCGGCGGTATACCCAACAGCCACCCTCGTCGCGCTCGCGGCGGCCCTGGTAATTGCGACCGCCCACGAGGCATACAAGGGCGAGCCTGATGAAAGCTAAACTTGTCAACCTGGCGGCGGCCGCGTGCTGCCTTGTCGCCATGATCCTGATTGCAAGCCATGATTGAATTCAAATCCCCATTCACGCTCAAGGCCTCAAACATCAAGAGCGCCAGCCTGACTGCGCGTCTGCGTATGTACGACGAGACGCCGCACCACTACAACCTCACCGTGGTCAACGGCACAGGTGACAACTTGGGCACCGTAACGCTGACCTACAGCGGCGCCATTGCGGGCGGGGTCTATCGTCTGCAGCTGCGTGACACCTCGAACTGTTGTTGTTTTTCCGGCCTGGTCTACACCACTGGCTGTCCGCCCGTCAGCACCCCGTCCACGCACACCGGCGACGGCGGCGTGATTGAGCCCGTAGCAAGTGGATGCTGCGATTTGACAATGACCAAGACGATGACACCGGAATCGGTATCCGTTGGCGCCACCATCACCACGACCATTGCAATTACGAACACAGGCAGCGCAACTCAGACTGCCGTCAAAGTGGTAGACGTTGTGCCCGCCGCGCTGGGGCAGCATTCCGCTGTCAGCGGTACAGTGGCGGGCACGGTTGCTCAGTTGGCTGCAGGGCTTGTGGTGGGCGACATCTTGCCGGGGGCCACCGCAACGCTGACCTTTACAAGCGTTGCCCTGACCGCCGGAACCCTGACCAACACGGCAACTGCAGGCTGCGCATCTGCGCAAGACACAGTAGTCATTGCATCTATCGTTGCGGAACCAACCCTCACCATCAACGCAGATCACACGTTCCTTGTAATTTCGCCGTCCATGCCAAAGATTGGCGACACCGGCACTGTCAGGGTCACCGTGACCAACACGGGTACCACGGCCTACACCGGCAACGTGGTCATCAACAACCCTGCCGGGTTCACCCTTACCGGGCCCACGATCACGGGCAGCCTGGCCGCAGGCCAGACCAAAGAGTGGTTGTGGCAAGCGACCATCAACGCGGCCGGCACCCATACCACCACGGCCACGGCCAACGGCGTATCCGATTCCTACAGCACGGTGGCGACGGCATGACCGATCGCGTCTTTGAACTGCCCGCCGCTGGGTGGACACCCTACAAGTTCCAGATGAAAGCCTGGAACAAAATGGTGCAGCCTGACTTCCGCCGGGCGTATCTGTGTTGGCCACGCCGGCACGGCAAAGACGCGGTGGCCCTGAACATTACAGCCATCAAGGCCATGGAGCGGGTGGGTAACTACGCGATCATGCTGCCCCAAATCAACCAGGTGCGCCGCGCATTGTGGGACGGTTTGAGCCATTTAGGCAACCCGCGAGTTGCCGAGGCGTTTCCCGATGAGATCGTGGCCAAACGCGATTCGCAGTCCATGATGCTGTGGTTGACCAGTGGCTCCACAGTCCAGTTTCTGGGCTCCGATTCGTATTCATCAAGCATCGGCGCCGGTTTCACCGGGGTGGTTTACTCCGAAGCGGCGTTGACGTTACTTGAAGCCAGCCAGTTCCTGCGACCCATGATTGAGTTCAACAAGGGCTTTGAGATTTTCATCTCCACGCCCCGGGGCAAGAACCATTTCTACCGCGGTTTGCTGGGCGCGCAAGACGATTTGCGCAACGGCGTGCCAGGTGTCTATGCCGAGCACATCAAGGCTGAGGATGCTGGGCTGTTCACACCGGCCGACCTGCTGCGCATCCGCATGGATTACATCCGTGACATGGGTCAGGTTTCGGGTCAGGCCACCTTTGACCAGGAATACAGCTGCAGTTTCGAGGCTGCGCTCGTGGGCGCCGTGTGGGGATCTGAGCTTGAAGAGATGCAGCTCGAAGGTCGTGTGGCGCCGTTCCCCCACAACCGGCGCTACCCGGTGATCACCAGCTGGGACTTGGGTATCAGCGACGCCACGGCCATCTTGTTTTGGCAGGAGATCAACGGGCGCTACATCCTGATCGACGCCGTGGAGCAAAGCGGCATTGGTCTGGACACCTACATCCGAATCCTGAAACAGAAGGCCCAGGAGATGGGCTACATGTACGGCCAGCATTTCGCGCCGCATGACATTGCCGTCAGGGATTACGCCCGCGGCGTGTCGCGAATCGACGAAGCCAAGCGCATGGGCCTGACCTTTACCCGCACGCCGCAAACGCGCTTGAAGACCCAGATCGCCGCTGGCGCCCAGCTGCTGCGCCAGGTCTGCGTCAACAGCGAATCGCCGGCCGCCATGCAGGCGCTGGAGCGTTTCAAGGGCTGGCGTTACCCGTCCAACAAGGCCACGGGCCAGCTGGTCGAGACGCCGCTGCACGATGAGAACTCGCACGCGGCCAGCGCCTTGTGCACCTACGCCGTGCAGATGGCCAAGAAGCTGGGCGTGCCCGGCTACAGCGACGTGGACCTGCACCCAGACTCGGCTGTCCTGGGTGGCCACCAGAAGTTCGACCCCCGCAACTACGGAAACGGCAGAGCCCCTTATCAAACGGACAGCAGTGTATCGAGCGTCATGCGTGCCCACGCTGGCCATGCGCCGACACGCGGTGCGTTTGGGTAATCGACACCCAAACACCGCTGTTGTAAAATAGCAACAAAGGATTTTTACCATGACGACAGCTTTGCCAGCCGGTTTTGCACCGGACAGTTTCCATTTCTATGAAGAAAAAATGGCTGATCCTGACAGCGCTGGCGACAGCATTGCCAAGATCGTACTCGCGAGGTTTCGGGATGCGGTGCGGGCAAAGTCCAACAACAGTGTTTTTCAGGGCAAGAGCACTATTCGATTGTTGCGTGAGGCTGACTACGCAATGGAGAAGCGCTACACCTACGAGATGAACGACAGCTTGACGCAAGCATTTGGGTTTTGCCCAACCGGCTACTATGGTTTGTCGCTGTCAAAAACCCGGGCGATCGCCGATTGGAAAAGCGAACTTGTGGCGGGCGACCCGGGCGCTTTGATTCAAGTGATCCCGACACCCAACCCGCGGCTGCCCGAGTCTTCGGTTTTGAAAATCAAAGAGTCCGTCAAGGACGAGCTGATCAAGCGCATGATTGACGCCGGCGTAGGTGACCCCAGCATGCTGATTCAGGTGGGCAGCAATCGGTTGCACAGCAGCGTCAAAGCGTTCTTGGACGAGAAAGCCGGCATCCTGCGCCAGCTGGAACAGGCCAAGATCTCAAGCGCAGCTTTGACCGCAGCCGGCCGAGTGCAGAACCTGATGCGCGACGTGATCGTGGAAGGTGACTTCCGTGAAGCCTATTCCAGTTTCAGCATGAACCAGATCAAGTACGGCCTGGCCTTCATGCGCTTCCCGTATTGGCAGCGCCGAGTCTTGCTTTCCGACAAGCAAGATTTCAAAGGCAAGACCAGCCGCCAATGGAAAACCGTGCCGACGTTTCAGTCCATCTCACCGTGGAACTTTTTCCCGATGAACGATGGAAGGTCTGTTGCCGAAGTGACCGCGTGCATGGAGTATCGTGAAATCAACAAGGCGACTCTGGTTGGATTGACAAAGGACAGCCGATATGACGAGCAGGCTATCCTGGGAATCCTTGACGACTACTCGATGCGTTCACGCGCCTGGTTGTTCCCAGAAGCCTCGGACACCGAAAGTGAAAATGGCAACCGGTCAACTTACTGGGGACCCGAAGAACTGGTCGGCGTCATTCACCACGAGGGCTTTGTAACTGGCTACGACTTGCACGAGTTTGGCCTGACAGGCTACGAAGACGCGGAGCAATACAACATTCAAGCCGAAGTTTGCTGCGGCCGCACCATCCGGGTGAGCGTGAAGAACCCGACAAGCGAGTTGCCACGCAGCTACGCGGCGGCCAAATACGAAGACCTGGGCCCGGGTGTGTGGAACGGCATTGGCGTGCCAGGCATTTTGCAGAACACTCAGGACCGCATCAACACAATGATGCAAGTGTTCCAGCAAAATATGGACTGGTCAATGCGGCCCCCGTTGCAAGTGAACTCCGAAGCATTAAAAAACCCCGGGGATGCAATGCGAATTGTTCCAGGCGGACGCTACGAAGTGAGTGATTTAGTTGGCGCTGGCAGCATGCCGGACCCGATTCGTGCAATCCGAGGAAGCTCGGCGCAGTACCAGATCGTCTGGCCCCTTATACAAGCGCAGATCCGCCAGGCGGACAGCGAGGTGTTGATTCCTGAACTCAGCGACCTGCAGCTCGCCGGCCGAGGTTCGTTGGGGGAACTGTCCGCCCGAATCTCCGCTGCTGTGCGTCGGGTGCGCTCGGCCGCGTTCAGCGAAGACCGCAGCATGGCCGCGATATGGCGCGTTTTGTTTGAGTACGTGTTGGACGAAAACCCTGAGGTGGTTGAGGACGTTGACCTTGACTTCAACTACCGCGGTGTGGTGGGGCTGCTGGCTGCCGAGCAAGAGCGCAAGCAAAAGATGGAACGCCTCGCCTTGGTGTCTCAAGCAGCCCAGGCCGGCTCGACTTCACCCGAGGTGTTGAAGTATGCCTTCATGGACGCGATGCGCGACGCCGGTGTCCCTCTAGAGGCGCTTGGCCAGGAGGACCCCCTCACCTCCAACGCCATCGCAATCGCCATGCAGAACGGGCCAATCGGTGGGGGCGGCGCTGGCAGCGACCTTGCAGGGGCTCCGCAGTTAGATGGCAGATCAGGCTCAATTTCTCAAGTGCCCACAGCCATCGCTGCCTCAAACGGGTCCAGTCAGATCGTGCCACCAGTCGGCATGTAATGCTATAATGGCGAAACCCCGGCAGTCTTGCAGGACCCCGGGGTTTCTCATCAACATCGAAAAAGGACTTCGATATGACTTCGGATATTGTAGCACTCAAAGACATAGACAACCCACAAGGCTTTTACGTCTATGTTCATTTACGGGCAGACACCCTTGAACCGTTCTACGTCGGCAAAGGTGAAGGCGGCAGAGCCTGGCGCACAAACAGAACACCGCACTGGCAAAACATTGCGCGCAAACACGGGGTAAAAACAAAGATTCTCATGGACGGGCTGCAGGAGTGGGCGGCTTTGGAAATGGAAATCGAGTTGATTGCGCTCTACGGGCGCAAAGACAACAAGCAGGGCCCTCTTGTTAATTTTACAGACGGTGGGCAGGGGGTGTCTGGCAGAGTTCTCACTCAGGCGAGCCGCACAAAAATGTCCAACAGCGCAAAAGCACGGTCCTATAGCCCCGAACAAAAAGAAGCGTTAGGTCTGCGCGCCAAG